CGATTGTCAGAGAAAATCGAGTGACAGGTCGAACGTCCGATGTCGAGCGCTCGCGCGCGGGCATCAAGCGAGGTGGCGCCAACAGCGTCGAGCGCCGCCCGAATCTCAGGAATGGTCATTGGGTGACTCCATTTTGGTAACGCGTGTTGCAAGCACGCGATCGGTAACATAGGCCACCGGGGCCTAGGGCGCAAGGGATTTTTCGGCGGTGAAGAAAATCGCGCCAGCTTCCTCATATCAATCGAGAACTCTGCCGTATTGGGCGGAGTTGCGCGCAGAGCGTTTCATGCCTAGAATAATACCCTGCTGCGACGCCATGGCTGGCGTTCGACTCCATTCTCGCCAAGCCTTGCAAATGGCTGCCGCGCATAAAAAAACCCCGGCGCAGGAAGTTAATCCTGAGCCGGGGTTTCATCGTCGCGTGTTTTAGCTGCCGAAAAAGGGTGCGAGCCCGGCAGCCGGCCGCTGGGTGACACAATGCGCTTGGCCGGGCTCGCGTGCGGTCGCAGTCCAATTTGGGTGACACGAGGACGTTGGCGACCGCGCGGCCAGCGTAAACCGAAAGCGCGAGGTGGCACAAGCAAGGCCGGCCGGCGGTGGGGCCGCTGGTCGGCAATGCGCTGCTCATCGTTTCTGGGCTCAACGCTTGTCATCAAGAGCCGAGAGATCGGTCCAATAACAAGTGTTACGGACAGGCTTGTAATCTGAAGGCAGCGTTTCCGGTGCAATCATGTACAGAGTGATGGCAACGCAGGCGAGCTTGATCGTACGTGGTCCGTCAATCGTGCGCTCTGCTTTGTCCTCAAACCAGACTTTTTGTCCGACCTCAATCCGCTGACAATGATTATTGGCAAAGTCTACCGCCGATCGAGCGGCTTTCGGTGATGGCCGGGAATCGTATGCGATCGCCATGTTTGCGAGTTGCACATAATCATCGGCCAGCAAGCACGCTGGTCGACTCTTGATCACTGTGGTCAGAGACCTCTGCGGCACTGTCGCGGTACCGACCGGGCCAACCGGCGGATGACTCGGCGGCGGTATGTCAGAAGAAGCAGCCGAAGGATGAGTGGGCTCGATTGGCGCGCTAACGTTTGGTGTTGGCACGCCAGATGTACTGCCGATGACATATACGGCGAAGAAAAAGATGGCGATGAATATCGCCAAGCCTTGCCGTCTCTTTGCTTCGCGTGCAGGTCTCGCCAGTTCTTCAGCAAGAAGTTTTCTTGCCGCTGAGTCTTGCGGCGCCGTCGCCTCGATCGCTGCAAGCTTGGCGATATCATCAAGTGGATTCTTGCGCGTACGAGTAATGCCGGTCACCAGCCAAACGATCAGCACGATGAGCAGCAAACCAAATATGAGACTTAACATTGTAGTGACTCCATTTTCAGATGACCCGCTGCAAGCGCGGGGCAGCATGATTGCTGCGGCGAGAGCGGCACCATGTAGGTGCCGCCCCCGCAACAATCTCAGATTCACACGTCTTCGAGCTTACTGATACGATCACTGAGCTTGTCGAAATGAGTGGCGATCCGTGCGATTTGCACGTGCGTCGCACGTAGCTCTGTCAACAATGCTCCCATCGTTCCATCAATACGCATCACCATTGCCGAGAAAACAGCCATATCGTCGCGTTGCCTCGCGGCATCATCGATCAATCGGTCGAGTCTTCTGGCGATGAAATTCAGATCGATAGTTTCATCAGTCATTTGGTGACTCCATTTTTGAGACCCGCCTGCAAGGCAGGGCAGCGATTGCTGCGGCGTGACGGGCTCCCATGTGGAGCCCGCCCCGCAACAATCAGGTAGGCCGGACTTCGATTCCGGGGGCGTTCCACGGCGTGGCGGCGAGGTACCGCTTGACGCTTGCGGGGAAACCGACGCACGCCCAAAGCACCGGGCATGCGGGCTCCGGGCCAAGCTCGGCTTCGGGCTCGATTTCAAGATCGGTGAAGCACACGATCAGCGACGCGTCGCTCAATTCCGTTCGCACGTAATCGAACAACGGCGCCATGCACGTGCCGCCACCGCCCTTCGGGTCGAACTCGATGTCGTCGCCACAGCGATACTCGTCGATTCGCGTAGGCGCGACGTCGCCGTAGATAACGACCAGCTCGTCGATGATCCGCTCATCAAGCGCCGCCTGACATTCGAGCTTGATCGCTTCCAGCGCGCCCGGATACCAAGTCACCGAGCCCGACGTGTCGATCAGGAAGACGGCCTTATTGATGCCATCGCGCATCGTGCCGGGCAGATAAAGCCCGGACGAAACGAACCGGCGATTAGGCCTATTCCACGTCTCTTGAGTCGTGGCGCCGTGATCGAACCAAGCGCGCAGAACCTCCCGCCAGTCTTGCGGTGGGTGATCGGCCCGCTCGATTTCGCGGGCCACGTGACCGGGAGCGGTGCCACGCTTCGCCGCCAACATGGCGGCTTGGCGGAAAACGCGTTCCCACTTGGCGTCTTCGTTCGCGATCTCGCCGAGATCGTCGGAGGCATCGAGCACTTCGCCGCAGCCGCCGGGATCTCCGGACGACCGTGGGTCGCGACCTTCGCCTTCGGCTGGCATGCCGCCGGCGCCCGTGCCGTCGCCGCTGCCGTCGCCTTCGGCCTCGCCCTTGGTCTCGCCAGCGCCTTCGCCGGTGCCTTCGCCCGGCTGGCCATCGTCGCCGCCCGGAGCGTCGCCGCCCTGGTCGCCGTCGCCTTCCTGTCCGGGAGTGTCGCCACCTTGTTCGCCCTCGCCGTCCTCATCGGATTTTTCTTCGTCACCCGACTGGTCGGCGCCCTCCTGCGCATCGGCGTTTCCTTCAGCGTCATCGGCATCGTTGCCGTCGTCGCTTTCGTCGTCGTTTTCATCTTCGCTTTCGTCCGGGGACTGCTCAGGAGATGACTCGTCTTCGGCTTCCTCCTGCCGTTTCCGTGCTTCTTCCGCTTCCTCGATTTCGAGGGTCCGGTAAACGTCTTCCGCGGACATGCCGCGAAACCGCTCATCGAGAAAAGCATCTTCGGGCAACGTGACGCCCGAATCGACGAGATCGATGTTGATCGCAAAGTCGGTCGCCTTGTTCCAGCGCATCGAGTCACGGCTGCCGCGCCGCGTATGATGGCGGCGAACGTCGTGTTCGTTTTCGTGGAGTTGGACGCCGACGGTTTCATCAAACGACATGCCGTTGATGAATTCGGGATTGAAGTAGTGGACCTTGCCGTTTGTTGCCATCGTCGGAAACTGCCGACTCGGCTTCGGCTCGACCTGTCCAAGTGCGACGCCGTAGAACGTATTTGTGAGAACGATCTCGGCGCGCGCTCGCGCGATGCGCTCAATCGCTTTCACCGTAGCTTCATCATGGATGAAGTTTTTCATTGTTGACTCCATTTCGAGTTGACCGCGCGTTGCAAGCGCGCGGAGTGCAGTGAACCGCACTACGAGGCGGCGCGCTTAGGCGCCGCCCTTAGTGCCGTCTTAGCCAAGCAATGCCTCGACATCTTTCAGAATGTCGTCGGCGCTCTTGGCAACCGATTCGCGAACCGTCTCATGCTCGCGAAGCGTCTTGACGTCTTCGACCGTTAGCTCGCTCCTGATCCGAGCGACAACCTTGTCAAAGTCCGGGTTTTCGTCGAAGTTGAAATGCGGCAGCATCTCTGCCAATTCGGCGACGTGCTCGACAGTGCTCTTGTTGAAGAAGCACTTTTTGCCGTCGGCCGACTTGCCGTAGCTTTTCAACTTCATCGCGAGATGGCCGACCACTTCCTTGATCTGATCGACCGAATGTTGGAAGGCGTCGCGCTTAACCGCGGCCATCGACTCTTCCACCTCGCGCTTGATGTCTGCGATGGTGTTAGCGTCGAGAACGTCGGCGCGGAAGTCTTCGGCATCGGGGAGAGGCAGCGTCCGCAAGCTCAGCTTGAATTTTTCGCGGATCTCTGAAGGAGTTGGATAATCCTTCGGATCAAACATGCCGTTGAGCTTGGCTTTGCGCTCGGCGACGTAGGTTGGATATTCGCGGCAAAACTCATCGACCACGTCCTCAAATTCGCGGGCGATCTTGCGGAACTTGCTGGCGAATTCCTCGTGCAACGCGTTCGGCAGAATGCCAACGCCCTCGCTCCACGGCTTCGTATAGGTGTGGAGCAGCTCGCGCGCGCTGCCAGTGGCACGGGTGACCGCTTCGAGCCGATGGGCTTCGAGGAGGAGCTTGTTGTAGCGGCCCGCGTCTTGCGAGGCGCCGTGTTGATCGTTCACCTCTTTGGTGATCTTCCGATCAAGCTTTCGCGCCGTCCAAGCGGAGGTCTTAACCTCGACCAGCACCGCCTTGCGGCGAAGCGGAGAGGCAACTTTGTTGGTGTTCGTCATAGTATGTGACTCCATTTTTCAGAACGCCCCTGCAAGGGGGGCGAGTGCTCGGATTGAACACTGCAAGGCCGCCCCGGTTTAGAGGCGGCAATGCGCTGCTCGTCCATTTGTTGAAAAAGGGCGCCCGGCCAAGGGTTGAATTTGGCCGGGCGCAGCGGTCGCAATCACCGTATGGTTGACATTGGGCCGTTGGCAACCGCATGCCGTCAAGCGGCACTCTGAAGGATATACGCCTGATGGTTGACCGTCCAGTCACCATAAGCGGCCGTGTTCTTCAGCGAGTCGTCGCGCGTCACCGCATCGTGCACAAGTAGCAAGGGGTAGTCGCCGGTGAGGCGATCAGCGTACTTGCAGATATTCGCGAAGTTGGCGCGCGTTGCCATCCGGGCGAGCCCGGTGCAGGTCGCGTACAGTTGCGAGCGGTCGGTCGGTATCGGCGCATTCGATGGATTTTTTATGATCGCATCAAGCGAGCCGATCGACTGATAGAGCTGAATGAACCCATTCAACTCGCCGGCAACGTCGGCGCCGATCAGTCCCGCGAAAAGCTTTTGCCGCAGCGCCACGTTGGCGACGGCGACGTACTTGGAGCATTTCGCAAGCGAGCGGGGAGTCGGAAAGGCATTCTCATCCCCTCGCGGCATCCGGTGCAAAATCTCTTCGCGCCGGAACCTGACAAACGCGACCAACTCTGGCGCGATGCCGTTCGAATTCGCCCACTTCACCCACGCATCCACGGTCGGCACGCAAGTGATATGCGCAAACCGGTTTCGCGCCTGCGTCGGCATGCGCTGGGCGCTGGCGCGGTCGATCATGCGGTTGCCGGCCGCGATGACGCGCCAGCCCGGAGGCAGGCGATAATCGCCGACGGTGCCGTACAGGATCAAGCCGCCGAGCACCGCCTGCATTTGCGGGGACGCTTGGTTGTACTCATCGCAGAACAGGTACCCTTCGGGACCGTCACGATCTTCGCGCGGCAGTTCGTCCGGCACCAACCATTTAGTCGTGTTGGTTTTCAGATCGGCGACCGGAATGCCGCGAAGGTCCACTGTGTCGCGTAGTGCGGCGTGGAATTCGATCATCGGGCGGGTTTTCTTTGCCGCCAATTGCCGACCAAGGTCGGTTTTGCCGATGCCCGGAGCGCCCCACAGAAAGACGTTGTCGCCCGCGTCGAGGTAAGCTTCGAGCAGTTCGGCCGCTTCGTCCATCGCGACCGGAATCTCGGTCGATGGGACAAGTGCGGTAGTCGTCATTGTTGACTCCATTTTTAGGTGACCGCGTTGCAAGCGCGGCGTGTTCGATGAACACGGAAAGGCCCCGGCCGAAGCCGGGGCAGATCGGTGATCACTTTAGAGGGTTATGCGACCGGCTGCGATCGCTTCTTTCCGAGCTTTCGCGCACATCTCGACCCACCGTTCGGGCGAGACGCCCGGCAGTGTGCCGTTGTTGCCCTTTCGATTGCTGATCGACGGCGTGTGATATTTCATTCTGTAGTTAGGATCGAATGACGCGCCGTAGGGCTTGCCAATCGCGTTCAAGCCAAGGGTCGGCTTTGGTGCGGTCGGCTTGCGTGCGCGCGGCTTGGTGACGCGGTAGCCCGCGGCTTTTACCACCGTCAACGCATGTTCAAGATTTGTCATTGGTGACTCCATTTTTAGAACCCCGTTGCAAGCGGGGCGCGTTCGGCATGAACACGGAAAATCCGGCGCGCGAGCGCCAACATTTTCGGTATTCACTTTGCCTCTCCGCCCGGTGTGCCAAAGATCGTCGCGACGTCGATAAAGGCTTAGGCTAAGCCCCTCGCGCCAAAGTCGCGCCCGATCTCACCGGGTGGAGTTTCGTGTTCTGATGAACACGGGAGAGCCGGCGCGTTGTCGCGTCGGCAAACCTGTATTCACGTGATTTGAATCCCAAGCGCTGGGGCGCTTGCCTCAAATCGAACTCCCGCAGGAGCGGCGCGACGGAATTGCTGGGGTCTTTATCTTTCGGGGACCCGCGCCGTGCGTTTGGACCGCATCGGCTTCCGAAGTCGGCTTTGTCTGCCTTGAACCGGGAGGAACTCGCCTCCCTCACCACCTAATATAGGCCTGACAGGCCTAGTGTACAAGTACAAACCATAAATAAATCCATATGGGAAACCCATTGAAATCAATGGGTTATAGCCGAGAATACCAGCCATGACCCAGCAAATCGCCAGATTGGTACCGGAAACCCAGTCTTTTGCGCGGCCAAATCCAGGGCTTTCGATCGCCCGCGCGGCCATCGCAACTGGGATGACGCGCATCGATCGCTCGAAGAGTGCCACAGAGCACGCGTTGCAGCTTTGGCCGTTCGATCAAACGGCGGCCATCCTCACGCGCGCGGCCACGGCGCCGTTGACGCTCTCTGGGACCGGGCTGGTCGAAGTTGCCACCGCCGTGTTGCCGGCGCTTGTGCCGGTTTCGGCCGCAGCGAAAGTCTTTTCGGCTGGGCTCAGCCTTGCTTGGGACGGTGCGGGAGCGATCATCATTCCCAACGTTGCGCCACCAAATACGGGAGTGAGTGCGTTCGTTGCCGAAGGGATGCCGAAGCCGGTCGTGATGGGCGCCACCACGGGCGCGCGCCTCGACCCGCACAAAATTGCGCCGATCGCGGTGATCAGCTCGGAGCTGTTTTCGCAGGCATCGATCGAAACGATAATGCAACGCATGCTCGCGGAGGTCGCCGCGGTCTCGCTCGACACCGCGTTGTTTTCCAACGCGCCCGCCGACGCCACGCGGCCGGCCGGTTTGTTGAATGGGATTACGCCGATCACGGCATCTACAAATGCCGATCTGACTGAGGCGATGACCGCAGACATCATTGCGCTCGGCAGCGCCATCGCGCCGGTCGCCGGCGGCAGCAACATCGTGTTCGTAACAAACATGGGGCAGGCCCTCGCGCTCCAACTGAGAACCTATGGTAGCTTCGGCACGTACGGGGAATTTGGGTCTGCCGTTTTTACAAGCTCGGTGATTCCGCCCGGCACCGTGATCGCGATTGCGATCAATGCGCTTGTGAGCATCTTCGGCGTTCCGTCATTCGAGACATCAACGCAGGCAACGCTGCATCTCGAAGGCACGACGCCGCTGCAAATCGGTACGCCCGGAAGTCCGCCGACCGTGGCGGCGCCGACGCAATCGATGTTCCAAAGCGCGAACATCGGCATCAAACTGTATCAGCCGGTAACCTGGGCACTTCGGTCGCCGCAAGCGGTCGCGGTCGTCGCAGGAACGAAGTGGTGATGAGGAGCGGCCCCGGACACTTCGTTCCTGGGTGACAATGGTAGGATGGTCCGGGGCCTTGATCGCGGTTCGCACCGCAACCGCCGAATAAATTAGAGCGGAATTCCTATGGAGGCAATCGCGCTCGAAGGCGGCGAGGCGCGGCAAGCGGCGTGGGCGGCCGTCCGCGCGCGGGCAATCGCCGAATTGGGAAAGGCAGGAGGAGGCGGCCACGACGTCGCCGACGAACCGCGCGACGAGCATGGCAGATGGACCGACGGCGGCGGCGAAGGCGAAGGCGGGAGCGCAGCCGAAGTCGCAGCCGCGCATGTTCGCTCCGTCTTGCAAACCGGTCGCGCGGTAGCAAAAGCACTCGGGTATGACGCGAGCAAAGTGTCGATTGGCGCCCAGGAATCTCCGGATTCCAAATTCACGCTTAATGGTAAGGAATATCTGGCGGCAGGATTGGCTTATACTCACGGACCAAACAAGGGGATGATCAAGCTTTTCCCAACACGAATAACTGAGGAGTTTACGAAAGGGGTTGCTGCACACGAGGTCGAGCATCAGAAGTTTCAGGATGCGCTCGATAAATATCAGGAAGATGTGAAAAAAATTTCGGCCGATCCCGGTCCGCCGCCTGATCCAAACGGCCAATACTATTGGCAACGAAACGGCGGCACGGATGCAATGATGACTGCGGACGGGAAGTTGCGGCCGCCTTACGACAAAAAATATCCGTACTATTCAGCGTTGCACGAAGCGTATTTTCAGCATTCGATTAGCGATCATTTTGCCGCTTCCGATGGTGTCTCTGATTACAGCTTCGAATATTGGAAAGGATTTAAGGCTGGCACTGTGAATACAGAACTCGCCATGCACGAAACGCTCGCGGAGATGGGTCGCATCAAATACACCACTGGGAAATTTCCTGATCACATTGGCGAGCGCATCATTTCCTATCGCGGCGAGGACAAGCCGAAGCCGTCGCAGGCAACAATGGACGCCAATGCAAAACTCTGGCGCGATCTCTATCGCACCGTCGAAAAGGTTTATCAGGACAAGGTATGATCCAAAGCGCAACAGTGGATGACCGACCAGCGCTGATTGCGTTTCTCGACAACAAATTCGAAATTGTTGCCGACGAACATTCCGCGAGCTTGATCAAGGTTACCTTCACCGATGATCAGGGCGGGAATGTCTTCCTCCAGCCAGACAAGCCAAGTGAAAGCAAGGCGCTAAAAGCTTTCGATCCCGATGAGCCCCGCGACGAGGAAGGCAAGTGGACGTCCGGCGGCGGCAGCGACGATGGTAAGGGCGAGCATCCCGGCGAGGGATATTCCAAGCATGCGTATGTCGACAAGCACGGCGTAATTCACACCTCGAACGTCTATGACGCGCAGCGCGCGTTGTTTGAAAATCGCAAGGTTGAACTAAAACAACCGAAGCAGATTTCGACTCTGATCAAGCGGCTGGGAGAGACCGCGGCCGAGATGGCCGAACACGGCGAAGCAGCGCCGGTCTTCAATCTCTGCAACGTGAGCGTCGAGGGGACTAACCTATTTTGCTCTGAGCAAAAGGGCATTCCCCGTGCGGAAATGCCGGTCATCCCGGCCAAGCAAACCAAAAAGTTCATCAAATATTTGAAGGAGGAAGGCTACAAGGTCGAAAAGGATAACGAGTACGCTGCCAATCTTCGCGCGACGCAATCCGAGATCGATGGCGCGAAGGTCGCGACCCAGATGGCGCGCATCGAAAAGGACGGGTTCTACAAGCGGCTGGTGATCTCGAAGGACGATTACATTCTCGACGGTCACCACACGTGGGCGGGCGCGCTGGGCATCGATGCGCAGGACAACAATTTGCATGATGATAAGCTCATCAAGATCGCGCGCGTCAATATCAGCATCACGAAGCTGCTCGAAGAAGCTGAGAAGTGGACCAAAGCGCACGGCATAGCGAAGAAGCCCGCGGGCCAGAAGAGTGAGGCGGCCCCGGACAGGCCAATTTTGGGTGACACGCGTACTCTGGTCCGGGGCCGGATCGCGGGTCGCACCGCGACACCCGATAATGCGGGACGGCAACAAGAATGGCAAGCCGTCCGCGCCCGCGCGCTGGCGGCGCTGCGCGAGTTCGACGAGAGCAAACACCCACGCGTGCCCGCGGGCTCGCCCGAAGGTGGTCAGTTCGGCACGAGCGGCGGCGGAGGCGAAGGCGCTGCGAGCGCGGAAGAACCGAAGCTCGATCCCGAAGTCATCAACGTCGGCGGCGACGAATGGAATAGGGCCACTGCGCGGAAGCTCGAAAGAGAATATCAGAGCGTGCGCCCGAAGCTCGAAACGATCGCCGCGGAATCGGTCGGCCAATCGGCGGCACAAGCGGCGCCGGCGGGCGATGATGACGAGGAAGCCGACGGCGATCCGCCGTATGAGCCCGAAGAGTGGGACGCGCTGAGCAACAGCGCTCAGTCGCAGGTCGAAGAAGCGTACGTCTCTTGGGCCAAGAGCGACTACGAGAGCAGCGAAAGCGATTATTGGTACGAAGAGTATGCGCCGCACGAAGCGCGCGAGAAGATTGCAGAAGAATTCAACGATGGGAGCGACCGGGAATGGGCGGAGGATGCATTAGCGAAGCTAGATCTCCCAGAGCGTGGACCGTTCACCAATGAGCAAATTCTCAAAGCGGTGACGATCAACTTCGAGGGCAACCCAGGCGGCTCGCTGAAGGATCCGGAATTTGAATGGGATGATAAATATCTCGACGAGCTGAAGTCGCCAGATCCGGCGCAAATCAATTTGCCGGGCTTCGAAACAGTCGAGGGGCACGAGCTGTTGACCGACGACATGCGAGCCAAAATCGAAAAGGTGCTTGAGAAGGCATTCGATAAGAAGGGCAACGACGTGAGCGGTTCAATGGATGTGCCGCAATGGGTCTCGGAGAACGCCGCAGAGTCGGCTGGGGAGGGCTTCGGCCAAATGGACGACGCTGAAAAGTTTGAGTGGGCAAAGGCACATACGAGCATCATCGAGGATGAGACGACGCCGGGCACCGGTGATTATGCGGAGGTGCCGGCCGAAGTCGCCGGCATGGAAATCGATGCTCTGCCGAAGAATTTCGATCCGCTGAATGAATCGGATGGCACGGATTATCGGCGGACGCAGAAGCTCGCGCGCTATCTCTCGGTCGAGCGCACCATGCAGGTGCTCAATGAGCGCAAGCTGCCGGAACAGTTCGGGCACGGCGAGATCGGGCAAAATCAGTTGCGCGCGCGCATCGCAAAGATTGACAGCAAATTGTGGGGCGCGTGGAAGGACAGCTCGGTCGCGGACGATGGCAAGCTGCTGCAACTGGCAACGTCGGACGAACTGGGCGGCCGGATGAATCTGAGAACAGCCACAGATCTTGATCCGGGCGGCATCAAGGCCCGTGCAAATAAATACTACGAAGACATCGGCGGCTATGCCGGCATCAAGGCCTATGTCCGCGCGAAATGGGAAACAACACAATATTTGCTCGACAAGGGTCACATTCAGACGCTCGATCTCTATCGCGGGATCGATATGGAGCCGGAAAAATACAACAAGACCTTCAGGCATTATCCTGCGCATCAGCAGATTCAAGGCTACAGATACATGCCGACACTGCCGGTCGAGCGCAACGGCGCGGCTTCGACCACGACCGACGTCAGTGTTGCAAACAATTGGAAGGCTACCCGTACAACGCAAATCACCTTGCGCGCGCAAGTGCCGCGCACCGCTGCGGTCTCGGTTCCAGCTTACGGAATCAACGTTCACAGTGAACACGAAGTTGTCGTGGCCGGAACCGCTTGGCGCGGCTGGGATGCGTGGGCCGGAAAGGCTCCGCCATTCCACATCGTTCCGTTGCAGCATGCGGCATGAAAACAACAAAGCCAAAGATCGAGCCCGAGCCCATCGACATCTTGCAGATGGAGCTGGATGAAAAGCTTCCATATTGGCTCTCGCCGGCCGCCAGATACGGCGATAGCGAGGAAGCACGGAAGAAGCGGCGCAAGCTCTATCAGCAAAAGTGGGCAGAGCGCGGAAAGGGCAAGGGCAAAAAGAAGGGTGACGAAAAGGCGGCCCCGGACAGGCGAGCATTGGGTGACACGGTGACACTGGTCCGGGGCCGCCATGTTGATCGCGGCTCGCGTCGCGACGCCGGTAAAGTGCAGCAAAATTCGCGAGGAGGCAAGATCATGCCGCTACGCAAACCGAAGAAAGGCGAGAGCCAAGACGCCTGGATGCAATATTGCATGCACGAATTGGCGACGAGCGAGACCGATCGCCCGCAAGACCAAATGGTCGCGATCTGTCTGACGCAATGGCGCGAGCGCGACAAAAAGGCGTTGGCCGATGCGCCGAAGCCGACGAAGGGCGAGACTTACGACGGCTTTATGTCCCGCTGCAAAAAGCAGAGCGACGAGCACTCCTGCGAGACGCGCTGGAATGAACATGCGCGCGAACAGGAGCAACATCCCGGTCCATGGGAACCGTCAGAGAAAGTCGCGCGCATCCTAAAACAGATCGATCCGCCCGACGATGATGAATCGCACGAAGACTTTTTAGATCGCTGTATGGATCAGCTTTCCGATGACGAACCGGAAATGAGCGACGATGATGCGCAAGAGGCATGTCAGATGATATGGGAAGATCGCAGCGCGAAGAAGATCGTGCACAAAGTCCACGCCGCGCCGGTGCAGGGCCGTGCTTTCATTCTATCAGATGAAACGCCGGATCGCCTTGGCGATATCATCAGCACGGAGGGCTGGCAGGTCGAGGCGTTCCGGCAGAACCCCATAGCTTTATTCAATCATAATTCGAATTTTCCGATCGGAAGATGGCACGACGTCCGCGTCGATAACAAAGCATTGCGCGGCGAGCTTGAACTTGCCGCCGAAGGCATTTCCCCGCGCATAGATGAGATCAGGAAGCTCGTGGATGCCGGCATTCTGAAAGCGGTCAGCGTCGGTTTTCGTCCGAGCAAAAGCGAGCCTCTCAATCAGGCAGATACATCGTTCTTTGCTCCGCAACGCTATCTACAACAAGAACTGGTCGAGTGTTCGCTCGTATCGGTTCCCGCCAATCCCAATGCGCTGGCCGTGGCCAAATCGCTTGGGCTCTCTCCCGCAACGCTGGATATCGTCTTTGCCGAGCTAGGCACTAAGGACGGTCGATCCAGGCGTCGCGGCTTAACCGGCGAGCATGCCGCACATCGTCGTACGCAACAGAAAGAAAGGACGAGCGCCATGTCTACGCTCGGTCAAAGAATAGCGGAAACTCAGACCCGCGTTACAGCTCTGAGGGACGAACTCGATGAGCATCTTAACTCCTTGGACGACACCAATATCAGCGACAAGGATCTCGAAACGACCAACGATCTGACGATGCAGTTGGGTCAGGTCAACAAGCAGCTTGCTTCGTATCAGGAAGCCGAGCGGCAGATTGCCGGCACCATGAACGGCGGCGGCTCACGTCAGGTTGCGGTTCGCACCGCAGAGCCCCCACGGCCGGCGGCGGCTGGCGGTAACGGTCAAGCGGACCCGACGCCAGCACGGGCGACCGTGTTTGCCGCGCCGGGGAGCCCCGAGCCCAAGCCTCTTGATCTGATGGTGCGGGCCGGCGTCGTGATGCTGCGGGCGAAGGTCTTCCAGCGTACTCCAGAAGACGAATGCCGCCGCAGCTACGGTGAGCACGAGCCTACGATGCGGACGGTCGAGTGGATGATCCGCGCGGCCAGCGCACCGGCGATGACCAACGTACCCGGATGGGCGCAGGAATTGGTCACCCAGATCCAGGGGCCGTACATGGACCTGCTCTATCCGAAGTCGGTGTATCCACGGCTCGCGGGCATGGGCATGTCGCTTGACTTCGGCCGGAATGGACGCATCGTCATCCCGACCAGAGCGGCCGTGCCGACCATCGCCGGATCGTTTGTTGGAGAAGGCCAACCGATCCCGGTAAGGCAGGGGCACTTCACCTCCGTCACGCTGACCCCGAAAAAGTTGGCCGTGATTTCAAGCTACACCAAAGAAATGGAGGACTTCAGCACGCCCGCGATCGAGGCGCTGCTGCGTGACGCGATCCAGAACGACACCGCCATCTCTCTGGACAGCGTCTTGTTAGATGCCAATCCGGCGACCACCGTTCGGCCACCCGGATTGCTCAACGGCGTGACCCCGCTCACCGCGACGGCCGGCGGCGGCTTCCTCGCGATCATCGGCGACATCAAACTGCTCACGACCGCATTGCTCACGCCGACGCGCGGCAATGTTCGCAATCCGGTCTGGTTGATGAACCCGGTTCAGGTCAATTCTCTGAAGCTCACGGTCGCTCCAAACACGGGCGACTTCGTGTTCGCGGAGCAAATGGCAGCGGGAGGACTCAACGGTTATCCGGTGATCGATTCCGGTACCGTGCCGCCCGGAAGTGTCACGTTGTTGGACGCTGCGGACTTCGTGGCAGTGGGTGCAGAGGCCCCACGCTTCGAGCTGAGCGACCAAGCGACATTGCATTTTGAAGACACCACGCCGTTGCAGATCGGCACACCGGGAACGCCTCCGGTTGTTGCTGCGCCGGTGCAATCGCTCTGGCAAACAGATAGCCTCGCGTTGAGGTTGATCATGCGCCTCAACTGGTACGTCCGAAGGCCGGTCGTTGCAAATATCGCAGCAGTGACGTGGTAAATTAGATCACGTCAAACAGAGAAAGGTAACTAACAAATGGCAGAAGAGAAAGAAGAGAAAGCGGCGGCGCCGCAAGCGGACTCCAAGCCGACGCCGACGCAGGACGAAAACGACTCCGCGGCGATGGGCGAGCATGTCATGGACAAAGAGCCGGACGGAAGCCCGGAAGAAGAGTCGCCCATGGTAGCGCAGCAAAAGCGCGACGAGGCCCGGAAAGAGAAAACCAAGAGCAAGCAGTCGGAAGCGAGGCCGGCCCAGTCGGGCTATCAGACCCGCGCGGCCCAACCGCAGCACCGGCCGACGCCGCCACCGCGCAGCAGCGGCGAGTAATTACTCCCTGACCTTGGGGATCTTCGGTTTGCGGAAATCGGAGATCCCCATCTTTTTCCAAATAAGAGCAACGCGAGCCGATGAATCCCAAGGGCCTTGCGGCACGCGTTCTCGCGCCGATCTTGCGCGCCGCTGAAGGCGCGTTTCGTCCAGGCCCCTATTATCTGCCCGTCAGCGGAGGCTGGTTATCGGCCGAGGCTGGCGCCAATATGAATTGGTGGCAGTGCGGCCACTCCCTGTGGGGCGGCGAGCGCTCGGCTGTTGTTGAAGCCTGCATTAGCGCCTACTCACAAACAATAGCGATCTGTCCAGGGGACCATTGGCGATCTAACACCAAAGGCGGCAAGACGCGCATCACGAATTCTGCGGTCTCGCGCATTCTGCGCAAGCCGAACGCCTATCAGACAATCAGCGATTTTCTGCTCAATCTCACGGACTCATTGTATCGCGAGGGCAACGCCTACGCCCTGGCATTGCGCAACGATCGGTTTGAGGTTTCCGAACTGCATCTGATGAATGCGCGCTACAGCAGACCGCAACTCGCGGTGACGGGAGACATTTTCTACAGGTTGGGCGGCAACGACGTTATCGCCCAGCAGCTCGGCAATCAGCAAATCATCGTGCCGCAACGCGACGTGCTGCATGTCAGATTGCGCACCGACTACCGCGTGCCGCGGCCGCTGATCGGGGAATCGCCGTTGATGGCCGCGATGAGCGACATCATCGCCACCGATGCGATCTTGCAGCAGCAGATTTCGTTCTATCACAATGAGGCGCGGCCCAGCGCCGTGCTGTTGACGGATGAGACACTCGACAAGGATCAAATTCAATTCTTGCGCGATCGATGGGATGAACAAACTCGTGGAATAAATCAAGGCAAGACGCCAATCTTAACTCAAAAGGTAAAACTCCAGCCATGGGCAACGTCCGGCGGAAAAGACACTCAGATCGCTGAAATTGCCAAGATCTCAGATCAACGCATCGCGCTCGCCTTTCGCATTCCGTTGCAGATTCTCGGCATCGGCGGAACGCCATATTCGTCGGCCGAATTGTTGATGGCGAGTTGGATTGCGCTCGGTCTTGGATTTGCTCTCAATCACGTCGAGGAAGCGTTCGGACTCTTATTTGGTTTGAATGGGCAACCCGAGGATTACATCGAGTTTGATACCGATGCATTGCTGCGATCCGCTCTGAAAGATCGTATCGATGCACTGGTGAAGGGAGTTCAAGGCGGAATTTACGCACCTAATGAGGCGAGAGCGATCGAGGGATATGACGCAGTGCCTTACGGCGATTCGCCTCGCGTGCAAGCCCAGGTCGTCCCGCTCGAATTCGCTGGCAAGGTGCCTCCCGCACCAACACCAGGAACACCGCCGTCAACACCAGCCACGCCTCAACCCGCGAAAGAACAACCCGCGAAAGAACAGCCCGCGAAAGATTATCATGCAACAGCCAAACGGGAAGCAACACGACTCATTGATTCCGCCGCCCGAGCCAGACGGCGATTTGTTGCTTGATGTTTGGCGCGAGGCCCTCGCCGAAACGCTCGCACAAGAACAGGAGCGGTGGCATCGCGAGCGCGCGAAACAACAAGAGCAATGGCAGCGTGAACGGGCGCTGATAGAGGCGCAGGCCGCTCGCATAATTGCCGAGTTGCGGGCGGAGAACATAGAGCAGCGCGCCAGATGCGACGCGGCGATTAACGCCAAGCTTGGCGAATTGACTACAATGGTGATCGAGCGGCTAGCGCTGGTGCGCGACGGCGCTGAAGGGATAGCCGGCCTTGACGGCAAGGACGGCCGTGACGGAGTCGACGGCGCTCCCGGAGCGGTCGGCATGAGAGGGGAGCAAGGGATCGCCGGCGAGAAGGGCGAGAAGGGCGATCCGGGCGCGGTCGGCCTACCCGGAGAGCGCGGCCCGAAAGGCGATCTTGGCGAGTCGATTGAGGGGCCGCCCGGCCCGACGGGTGAGCGGGGTCCGCCGGGCGAATCGATTGCCGGACCCCAAGGCCCTCCTGGGGAAAGTGTCATCGGCCCTCCCGGTCCAGTCGGACCGCAAGGCGAGCCGGGACTGCTCGGGGAACGCGGTTTGCAGGGACTTCGCGGCGTGCAGGGAATGCGCGGCGAGCGCGGCGAGCCCGGCGAGAGTGGTCCTGCCGGCGCGGCTGGATTGCCTGGGGAGCGCGGAGAGCGCGGAGAAAGGGGCATCGTAGGCCCTCACGGCCCGAGCGGAGATTTCGGCCCGCCCGGCCCCATGGGACAGCCTGGGCTCGTGGGTGAGAGAGGCGAGCGCGGGGAGAGGGGCGAGACGGTAGTCGGCCCACAGGGCGAGCGCGGCGAGCGCGGCGAGAGCGTTATCGGACCGCCGGGGCTCGTGGGCGCAAGAGGTGAGAAGGGCGAAAAGGGTGACTCGATCACCGGCCAGCGCGGGGAGAAGGGCGAATCCATCGTCGGCCCGCGAGGACCGGAGGGACCGATCGGGAAGTTGTCAAAGGTGAAAGAATATGCGCCCGACGCGGTCCATTACAGCGCAGACGTGGTCACATATGACGGCTCGACCTATCAGGCGGCACGCGACACCAAGCACGCGCCGCCGCACGCGGATTGGGCTTGCCTCGCGGCGGCAGCCCCGCCGGCGCGGGGGCTGACCATCAAGGGCACCTACATCGAGACAGGGATTTACGATGCGTTGGATATCGTGGCCCGCAACGGTGGGGCCTTCGTCGCCCGTAAGGACAAGCCGGGAATCTGCCCCGGTCCGGACTGGCAGCAGATCGCCCAGCCTGGGAAGGCTGGACCCCGCGGCGATCGGGGCGAGGCTGGCGCGCCCGGAGCGGCCGGACCGGCCGGCAGGAGCGGCGAGCCCGGCAGATCGGCCCCCATGCTGCGTGAATGGAAGCTCGATCGGAAAACCTATACCGCGACCCCGATCATGAGCGACGGCAGTGAAGGGCCGCCGTTGCCGTTGCGCGGGCTGTTCGAGCAATTCATCGCCGAAGCCAAGTGAGGCTAACTCGTTGAATTGGCCGAGATATTACATAATATTGATTCCAGAATACGATTAAAATGGAAGGGCCTAAGCGTAAACCCGCCTGTATCCCTTCGCAGCGCGTAGAAACGGCCGCGCCTCGTTGAGCCATTCGCGCTCGATGTTGCGGATCGTGCCGTTCTTCAAGGCAAAGGCGTTCTCTATCTTCTCGCACATTTTATCCCCGAGGGTGATCAGGCCAGTGCGGTTGTGAAAATAGACACCGAGTAGAGCACGGTTCAAAACCTGATCGCCGCCCATTTGGGCTGTAAGGTCCGACGTCTTCCAGCGCCGCTTTCCCATTTCGGACCAAATGAATTCGCGCGGGTGCCGCGTCTTGGTCTGCAAAATCCGTAGACGGTTCCGATGGTAAGCGCGCATTGTTTCATGAAACAAGCGTGAAAGGCTTTGAACATGGCAGTGAACCCGACAGGGACGCAAGCGGAAAACGACTTGGCTGCCACAGGTCACACCGTGGTCAGCAAGGTTGCGGACGGTTCCCCGCTCGATCCCAACACCCCGTCATGGCTGCAAGCGCTGCCGGCCAATCTGACGCTGCCGGTCGTCACTGGGTCGGCGACCGTCGGCTCGACGCTCCAATGCTCGACCGGATCGTGGAACTACGGCGGCCTGACGTACGCCTATCAATGGTTGCGCGCGGGCGCGAACATCGCCGGCGCTACTTCGAGCAGCTACGTCGTCGTGACCGCCGACAAGACCAACGCCCTCAGTTGCACGGTGATGGCGACCAACGCGAAGGGATCGACACCCGCAACTTCGGCGGCGACGGCGGTGGTGCCATAAGACGAAGCGGCCCCCGGACTTGGCCCCGGAGGCCGCCCCTATGATCGCGGCAACGCAGGGCTGGGTGACAAGAGTGGAATGGCCGCGATCAATTCCATTATGACGACAATGAGCTGAAAGACAATGGCTGACGTAGACGTCATCGTCATCGATCCCGCGACCTCGATCGATCTCATAACGCTCGACGAGTGCAAACTCCTGTGCGGAATTCTTCCGACGGACACGTCGCACGATGACTATTTGACGCTACAGATCAGTATCCAATCGGAGATGATCTTCAAGATGTGCCATCGGGTTTTCGCGCGCGAAACCGTTGAAGAGAGCTGGCGCGAGATGTACACGAGCGAGTCAGGAACACGGTTATTCCTGACCCACTGGCCGGTTGACCCCGCCGACATCCAGACGGTGACCGTGAACGGCGAAGTCCTCGATCCAACGCTATGGAGCCTTGAGCCGAATTCCGGCAAGCTTTCGAATTACGCCGGATGGGTCGAGCCCGCCGTCGTCACCTACACCGGGGGCTACGTGTTGCCCGATGACGCCCCGTTGCCGTTGAAACATGCAGCGGCGTTGCTGGTGAACGAGGCGCGCCGGCAAGTGATACTTCAGAGCATGGAGGGCATTCGCAGTCTCTCTCATAAGAGCGCGCGCGTGCAATTCTTTGATCCAAACGCATTGCTGCTGAAGACAATTAGCGCCGGCGGCAACACCGCGGCGCAAATCGCCGTGGCTCGCATCCTTTCAAGATACATGCAGACGTACGTCTGATGCTGAAAATCGAATTGAATACGTCGCGCGTCGAAGCCAGACTTGCGAAGATGCTGGATGGCATCAAACAATTTGGCAGCGAGGACATGTCGGCCGAACTGATGGCGTGGCAAGTCGATGACGTGCATCGCCGCTTTCCGCACGTCGAGCAGACCGACCAGCAGACCGTGGAAACATCGATTCAGACGCACTCTCACGTCATGGCGGTAGCGCAATCATCGCGGACGCCGCGACCGCCGCGACCGACGGTCGTGCACCGACCGGTCGTGCGACCGCAACTGATCGATCGGCTCCGCGAGCGGATGGTCGCCAAGGCGCAGGAAAAGATCACATGGCGGTAGATTTCTCGGCATTAGACTATGCGCCGAATTTTGACATGTGGGCGCGTACGATCACGGTCACTCCCGTCGTGTCCGCGCCGGGTGCCGGCAGCTATCAGATGCGCGGCATTTACGACACCGACGAAAGACTGATCCAAGGATTGGATGGCGTGTCGATCATTTCCGATCAGAAAACGGAACTTGATATTCTCGAATCGGAATTCGTTGCCAGCGGGTACGCGGTTCCGGTGCAGGGCGATATCGTCGATATCCCGCAAGAGAACAACATTCCGGCGCGCGGCCCCTTTGAGATCGTCGATAGCAAAGATAACGGCGGCGGCGAGATCACGCTTGTTATACGATTGTTGGAAGTTGCACCGTGACCCTACGAAAAAGGCCGTCCCCGGTTGAATGGGGACGGCCAGTTATTTGCGACACAGGATCGACTCTGGTCGCAATGGCGGCGGCGGATTGTCGAATTTGCCCTCTTCAATCCGCCGTCGTTGCCTTCGTCGTAAGCTGATCGATCACGTCTTCCCAGGAGTCTCCCTGCGCTTTCACGTGAAAGAACATCCCGTTTGATGTGCCTACGGTGAACCTGTAGTGGTGACATTTACAGGCGAGTTGATCCTCAATTTTCTGTGCCGCTTTGTGGGCGGCTGCAAGCTCTTGATATTCTTGATCGGCATCAAGAATAGCTCGATAGCGTGCATCCCGTTTTCTCAGTGCTTCAGCGCGAACTAATCTTGCTTCGGCCAGCTCTGCTTTTGCCTCCGCTCGTTGCTCGGCGTCCGGTGCTTTTGGATCAACCCTGTACCCGAGCGTCTTGCCAAGAATTTTGGCAAGCTTCTTTACTGCTACTACTCTTTCCATTTTGTAGTCCTCACTTTTCAAACAGCCTACGAAGCCGGACTATTCCGACCCGCACATCTAATATATAGCAAACGCACTTCCGGCTTTTCCGGCTTTTCGTATGTAACAAACAAATCAACATAGATGGAACGCGCACATCTTTATCAGATCGTGCAGGTCTTGACACGATGGTTGCTGATCTGATCGCGAACTATCTGATAGATGCGATCAGAGATCTGCCTGCGGTGTGCTGGTCAAAATTATTTTTATGGGAAGGGTGGCCCCGGACATGTTTGTTTTGGGTGACAAGCATCGATTGGTCCGGGGCCGTCCAGTCGCCTGGACGGCACAGCCAAGCACAAACGATTGCGGGGCGCAATAGAGCCGATGTGATGGCGTTTCGAATTTTGCTGGTCGTCGCCATGTTGGCCGGGTTTATCTTGGTTGCAATTTCGGTACGGCAGGAATCGCTGGCCACGATGCCGACGCTCTCGATCTACATGTTTGTCGGCGGGCTCGGCATTATCCTCACTGCGCTGATCCTCAGTGTCATCTTGGTCATCATGAGCGAATGAAGCGCTATGGCTGTATCGTATGTCCCATCCTTGAAGTCGACGCGCATGCAGGCGGTCATCGATGAGATCGACTCCGACGTGAATCCGGGCTTCGTCGAGATCGGGACGTCCGGCATGGGGACGGTGTTGGTGGCCATCACGCTTGCGAAGCCTTCCTTCTCAGAGGACGGTGAGGGAACCATCACGATGCTCGGCACGCCGGTGTCCGGCTCTGCTGCGGCCGCTGGCAAGGCCGCCAGCGCCACCATCATGAACGGTTCCGGTGCCGAGGTCGTCACCGGGCTCACGGTGGATCTCGCCGATGCCGACATCCTCATCAGCAACGTGGATATCGCGCAGGGCGACTCCGTGCCGATTATCTCAGGCGTGATCAGGCACGCCCCATGACCGCAACCCTCGACGCAACCGAGGCGCCGGATTCGTGTCTCGTAAGAATAAGCGGAATCGGCCACGACATCCCGTGGACCGAGGGCGGTGGCATAACCGAGGTTCAAAGCTATCCGTGGCTGGTCGTGAATGCCATCTACAACAGGCTCACGACGATGACGTTGTTCCGCGGCTGGACGATAAGGCGCATCAACCGCGCGCTGCCGATCGAGAGCGGAATTCATATTCCCTTCCTGGGCATCTATCAGAGAGACGAGACCCTTGGCCCCGATGGTGACTACAACCTGGGAGACATCAGGTTCACCAACACGGTCAACATCGGCTTTCAGATCGTCATCAAGAACAACGATCCGGTCGCGTGCCTGCAAATGCTGGATCGGTGCTCGACCTACCTGATCAATCAGATTCTACGCGACAACACGTTGACCAATCTTTATCAGGCTGCGGCCATGCCGGATGGAGGGCCTGCGCTTCAAGGCTTTCCTCGCGGTCGCATCATGGAGCGCTGGGGCACCGTCGGGCAGCGCAACGAGACGCCCGTCGGAGAGCGGCTGGTCGAGCTGTCGTTCGTGTTCAAGACGGGATTCTATCCGACCGAGTTTCCTGATCTCGAACGCATCGCCATGCAGACCGGATGGCCTGTCGGCGGCGATGCGGATGACGTCGCCGGTGTTCATCAAGTCTCGATCGTCTACGACTTCGCCCGCGACACCGGGGCCTCTGTTCCATATCCGCTTCCGCCAGACGCCGAGTCGCCGCTGCCGTTCCCACCCATGTCGGATTGATAGGAGAGATCAAAATGTCAGACGAGTCGAACACATCGCGTTCTCGTTACAGCTCGCAGCGCAGCAGGGTACCCGCCAGAGAGGAGCGCATTCGCGGTCCGCAGCCGCAGCCCGCTCCTGCTGGACGAACTCCAACCGTGGCGGCGCCGGTTCTGGAGCCGCATCAGTATCGCGACATCCGGGCCAAGAAATTGGCCGCAGAAGCAAAGGCGCAACCGCAAGCCGCCGCGGCAGCGGTGCCGAGAGTGGATGAGCGAGCGCAGGCGCGACAAGCTCGGCTGGCACGCATCAAGGCCATGGTGCCCGATCAGACCGTGCGCGTGAAGCCGCGCGACGAGAGCATACGCAAGCTGCTGCGCCATCCGCTGCGCGGCCGTGGTTTCCCGTCCACCGGCTCGGTCGAGTGGCCGCTCGATACCTTCACCCGGCGGCGCATCCGTGACGGCGACGTCACGGTTGAGGGAAGCTAGATCATAGGAGACAATGCGGGCTGACTCGCCGGATCCAACGGCGCGCCAGCCCTGACCACCAAAGTCTGATGTGGAGACTCCAATGGCTGCGAAAAATATAAGTGCGCCTGAGTGCGTCGTCTATTGGCTCTATGATGATCAATGCATTTGCCCGTGGCGGCACGGCTACGTCGGGGTAACCTTCGAATGGCGGAAACGAATGGAGCGACACCGACGAAGGTTCGGTGCGCACATTCGCGTACAAGTTCTGTTTCGTGGAAACAAAAAGGAATGCTTGAATTTGGAATGGCGCTTGCGTCCACGCGCAGAGATCGGCTGGAACAAACATCCCGGCGGCTCAATGCACAGATTAGGTGCAAAGATGAGCCCAGAGAGCCGCAAGAAAATGAGCGAGGCTGGTAAACGACGGCCGCCAATTACAGAAGAGACCAGAGAGAAACAACGTATTAGGATGCTTGGAACAACTAATAGAGGGCGTATCGGGCAGCAAAAATCTGAGAAAGAAAAAGCGAAGATTGCTGCGGCTCATACAGGCATGAAGGCCAGCGCCGAAACTCTTCGTAAGCAGTCAGCACGGATGATCGGCACTCAATTGCATCTCGGATATACGCATAGCGCTGAAACGAAAGAGCGTATCAGATTGCAAAAAATCGGCGTTCCGGTCCACTCAGAAGAACACAAACAAAAATTGTCCGAACGCTGGAAAGGCAACAGTCTAACTAAAGGTCGTCCGTGGTCCGCTGCGAGACGGCTTCGATGGCTAACAAAATCTGCACGATAGTCGTGTGGATTAAACAGAGGAGTGCGTGTCATTCCAATTTCGTTCGCCGCGATTCCATCCGACATCAAGGTGCCGTTGTACTGGGTCGAAGTAGATCCGAGCATGGCCGGGCTACCAATGATTCACTTGCGATCATTGCTGGTCGGCACGATGCTTCCGAGCGGCACGGCGGATCCAGACATTCCAGTGATCATCGGCACACAAGCTCAGGTCGATGAGAAGTTTGGAATCGGTTCTGAGATTGCGCGAATGTTTAAGGCGTTCTTTTCTAACAACTTTGCGAATGAGGTGTGGGCGGGGCCAGTTTCAGAACCGGCTGGGAGTCCTGCGGCCGCGCAAGGCGCCATTGTTGTTACGGCGCCTCCGGAGCAGCCGGGTACGATTCATCTGTACATCGGCGGGCAGCATGTTGCTGTGAACCACGGCATCGATACGACTCAGCAGATTGCGCAAGAGATCCGTGATGCGATCATGGCGACGGGTGCCTATGCTGGTCAGATCGATGATCTTCCGGTGTCGGCTGCTATCGTTCAAGCGGCAACCGGTACCGGCGACGCCGTATCGTCCGGAATCAATCTGAGGGTGCAGTCGATAATTCCGGGGACGTCTCCCGGCATTGTGATTGGTGACTTGATAGCTGGTACCGGTATTCCGGCGGGCACGATTGTCACCTCGCAACTGAATGGCGTGACGGGCCAAGACGGCGACTACACGTGCAGTCAGGACATGACGTCGGCGGTGACCGACTTCGATCTCAACTTGACGGCAACGGGTGACATCACGGCTGCGACTGGCGCCACCACGATCACGGTCACGGGCGTGACGGCTTCCGGCGGCACGATCGAGAACGGTCGCAGCATACTTGCGGCAACCGGGAACGCGCCGCCGACCGGCATTCCAGCAGGCACGACGATCGTCTCGCAGCTCACCGGCAACCCGCAGGGCGATGGTATTTATACGATCAGTCATGCGACGACTGCTGCAATAGCCACTCCCGTGGCCGTAAAATTTGGTGTCACGGCGCAAGGTGTTGGAATCTCCTGGGGTCAAATCCTCGACGTGACCGGCGCCACCGGTACGATCGCCATTGGCGGGCAAGTGTCGGGGACCGGCATTCCGCCGACGCCGCCGACCTTCGTCATGTCACAGACGTCCGGCACGCCGGGAGGTGATGGCACCTACATCATCAGCCAGGACGCTGATTGCGGCCCGGCGACCAGCCCCGTTCCCGTGACCTTCGCCGCGAGCGGCAATGCGGTGATTTTGACGTGCAACTGGAGAGGTGTCAGCGGCAACGACATCAGGATTGATTTGAACTACTACGGCAAGATCGGTGGCGAAACGCTGGCGCCGGGTTTGCAGATCTCGTTGCCTCCTTCAAACTTCCTGACTCTGGGTTCCGGAACGCCCGATTTCACCAAGCTCATCACCAACATGGGTGAGACGGAATTCGAGTACGTGGCGATGCCATATACCGACGCGACCAGTTTGAATGCCTGGGAAGTGGAATATGGATTTTCGGACAACGGACGCTGGGGTTGGAAACGTCAGCACTTCGGCCACGTCTTCTCGGCTCGACGTGGTGCGTTCTCTGATTTGATCGCGTTCGGCAACTCGCGCAACAGCGGTGTCGTCTCGGTGATGGCATTCGAGGAGACCGTGCCTACGCCGGTGTATGAGACGGCGGCGGCTTATACCGCAAAGGCGCAGCGATCGCTGAGCAATGATCCGGCACGGCCGTTGCAGACGTTGCAACTGCTCGGTTGTCTGCCGGCGCCGTTCCATGAACAGTTCAACTGGCTCGAAATAAACGATCTGGCCTGGAACGGAATGGCGATCCAAAAAGTCTGGCCCGGCAGTGGTTACCCGCAGATCGCCCGAGAACAGACGACTTATCAGCTCAACAACTACGGGTACAGCGATGACGCCTACGAGCTTGTCACCACGCTGGCGACGCTGGCATTGCTGATTCGCAATCAGCGTTACAACATCACCAGCAAATTCCCGCGCCACAAATTGGCCGACGACGGTACGCGTTTTGGGCCGGGGCAGGCAATTGTGACTCCGGGCATTCTCAAGGCCGAGCTGGTGTCGGAGTATTACATCGATGAGTACAATGGTCTCGTCGAAAACGCCTCGGCTTTTGTACAGAACCTAATCGTGGAAAGGGATCCAAATAACCCGAACCGGGTGAACGTCCTGTATCCGCCTGATCTGATCAATCAGCTCCGCATCTTCGCCGTGCTGGCACAGTTCCGGCTCCAGTACGATCGTGGTGTCGATGCAGAGATAATCGGGCCGAGTTCGCAATACTACAGCGGCAGCGCTCAGGCATCGACATTGCCGCCCCTGACGTTCGGCGCGTGATCTTCTAAACAGTCTCGATCCCGGAGAGCCCTGTCGCTCGACGACAGTAATCAGGGAAGGGCCGTGTAAGTCGGCCCACACTTTTGGAAAAAGGAGGACACTTCGATGGCTATAAGATTCGCTGGCGTGGCGTTCGTCATGGTTGATGGCGCGCAGGAGCCGCTGCGCGGGGATCTCACGATTTCCCCGAACAGCTTGGAAAGAACGATGATCGCGGGCCAAGACGGAATTCACGGATATCAGGAGTTGCCGCGGGTGCCGTACATCGAGTGCAGTTTGAGCACATTGCCGCAGGTCTCGGTGGATGCGCTCGAACAGCAAACGAATGTGACCGTGGTCGCACAGCTTGCCAACGGGAAGCAATATTCCCTGCAAGAGGCAACTTGCAAGGGAGGCATCGAGATCAACGCCCGTGACGGCCAGATGCGCGTGAGATGGGAGGGGACTCGCTGCAATGAGATGGGATTCTAAGAATGAACAAGCCAATCCGTGAGGGTTTCATCCAACAAGAGACGGTCGAAGTAGAGGTGTCGACGGAAGAAGCTCCGCCGCCGGCATCGGTGGTGGTGGAAGCGGAGGACGTATCGGAAAAGCCGTCCTATGAGGAACTGGAAGCGGAGGTCAAGCGGCTGCGCGAGCGGCTTGCGCCTCCGCCGGACGCGTGGCCGCTGGTGATCAAGCTTCGCCATCGGCCGATCAAGGCGCCTGGGAAAGACGGCAAGGAGGTAATGATAAACGAGCTGTCATTCCGCGAACCGCGAGCGAACGATATGATCAAAGCTGGCGGCAATCCCGTGCGCGTCGCATTCATGGGCGTCGTCGATGGGCAGTCCAACTACGATTATATGATCGACGATCATCGCATGACGAAGGTCATGGCAAATTTGATGGGCATTCAGGATGCTTATTTGCTGGCCCTCGATCCTCGCGACTATGCTTCCGCGGCGTACAGGTTGCGCCGTTTTTTTATCTCGGATCAGGGGCTGTGGTAGACCCGGACGAATTCATTCTGAATTGCTACCGGCTCGCTGATCGCTACCACATGGATCCAGAATATTTGTTAGACATGCCGATGTCGCGCGTCGCGATGCACGTCCACTACACCGTCAAGCTCATCGAGGCGCAGGCGCGCGCTCGCGGGAAGAGTGATGGCTGAGCAAGAAGAACTTCAGCTTCGCGTAACGCTGGACGATCAGGCAAGTGCGCAGCTTTCCGCGTTGCGTGGCCAGCTTGATCAGATGCGCCAAGCTGGTCCCGTCACTGCGCAAGTGCAGCAGGCATCTCCGCAGATCGTTGCTGCCATCGGTGACGTGGTGAAGCAACTCAGCGCGATGGCGCAACAGATTGGTCAACTGCCAGCGCAAATTACTACGGCAATGTCTTCGGCCGTGCAGGGATTGCAGCAGGTACAGACCCAACTGACGCAAATTGGCACGCAAGTGCAGCAGAATGCGCAAGCGGTCGCAGCCGTGCCCGGACATGTGGCTCATGGCGCGCAAGCGCTCGGCTCGGCAATTCGGCAGGCTGGCTTCTTTGGTGGCATCGCGGCTGGCGTTACCACGGAGTTCATCGGTCAACTTAAGGCACTTGGTAACAATCTCCTCGAACGTGCCACCGACTTCAAGGGCCTCGCCAACTCGATGGAGAATCTTGAGACTCATGCCCGCGGCGTCGGCCAGACAATGACGGGATATAAGGGGCTAACGGAGCAACTCCAATTAGGAGGTATGAGCGCAGAGCAAGCGCAAAAAGTGGTCAGTCAATTTTCTGATCTGAGTTTGGAATTGAAACAATACGGTGCGGAGAACGCGCCGACTACCCATCGGCTCATACAGGATACTGATCCGGCAACCACAAACTACATCTTGAAGACGATGAAGGCGATGGAGGGCGCCCCGATAGAGAAGCAGATCAATCTGTGGACCGAGCTGCGGGAGAACATGCAGCAGACGATGCAGGCGGCGGGCAAGGGTGAGGGATTCGAGGCGGCGTGGAAGGAAATTTCGCAGCGCGCGGGCATTGATCCTGAAGCGTTTGAAAGACTGAAGCAGGGCGTACGCCTTAAGAAAGAACTTGATGCGCCGGGACGTGAGGCAAATTATCAGGCGCGTACGGAGGAAACGAAGAAGTTTACTTATGAGAGCGCGAAAGCGCAATTGCTCTGGAAAGACATCGGGGAAAGCATTGCCGCGAGCCTGTTGCATGGTCTCGGACTCAACAATGCCATGGGCGAGTTGAATACTTGGTTAGAACGTATTCGTGTTGATGCTGAAGCATTTGAAAAAGCGTGGCGAGATGTTGATTTTGATCACGCATTGGAACAGCTCGGGAAGATGGAACCGGCGATCAAGCCATTCCTAGATGAGATCAGGACATTCGTTACAAAGGATCTAAAAGACCTTGAGAAAAGTCTTAATAGCATTCTGGAATGGGAACACGGCATTGGCAAAGCCAGCAAGGAACCCGATGTAGGAACCAAGATCCAACGTCGCGAACTGGAACAGCGTGGGTGGAGTGATGAGCAGATAGATGAATACTTTAAGAAGCATCCGTTGCCGCCTGATGCTCGAAAGCCATATACCTACGACGATTTGAAAAAGTGGTTGCATGGAGGAAAAGAAGCATCGCCGCAGTCACAGGAGCCCAGCGCTATAGAGAAATATTTTGGACGCAAATTTGGTCCTCGGACAGGTGTGCCTGAAAGCGACATACGCGAGTACGAAGGCGCGGCTCCTCCGGCTCCTCCGACTCCTCCGACTCCTCCGACTCCTCGGACTCCTCCGACGTCGTCAACAGATTTGACAGCGGAGCAACAAGAAAGATTGCAGCGTCGCTACACGCGAGGCGGGGCAGGGGCGCCACCTCCGCAGCAGCCGACGGGGACAGAGCTGACACCAGAGCAACAAGAGCAATTGCAGCGTGGCGGAGGCGAGGCACCTCAGCAGCCGACGCAGGGCAAGCCAATCATCGTTCCTCCAATCGATGTGAAACCGCAGCAACCACGCCCCCCGCGCGATCACACACCGCACTCATTGCGCGAGCGGCAGAAACGTGAGGAGGAAGAGCAGCAAAAGCGGGAGCAAGATGAGCGAGAGCCAGAGCTTAAACCTTTAGGGCCATTTGATCCAATCCCGACTCCGCCTCCTCCCGGTCCGAACGAGGGGAGGGCTGCTAATGTTGATCCATCACAAAGGTTTCCTCAGTTTCCTAGATCGAGCCGCGTCGAGGATTATCGGCCTCCTGGCGGCGGTGAATATCATTCCATGCTTGATCCCGATGCCACAGCGAAACAGCAGCAATTTCTCAAGGAGTATAACGAGCGACTGAAAATGCCAGAGGGACAAGCTTGGCTGAATACGAAAGAACCGAGCTTTCCTACTGGGTCGCCGCTTGAAAAGCTCATAGAAGGAGCAGACAAATATATCAAAGGTGCGGTTGCGCACAGTAGTCGTCGTCGCCTTGAGTCTTGGGGAAAGGCGTCGTCATCGCAGTTCGTGGGGACGGATGAAGCAGCAGATCAACCGTCGAGCTTTGAAAACCGGTTCGGCGTATGGCCTGGGATGGGCGCCGATAAATTGGATCAGACATCCGCGAAGCTCGACGAAGCCGCCAATCAAAACGTCAACATCAGCGGAGCTGGTAAAATTCAAGTCGATGTGCGCGCCCCGCCGGGTACCAGCGTTGCCGCGCAAAGCGACGGATTCTTCAAATCGACTGAGATCACTAGAATGACACAGATGATGCCGGCGGACTTCGGGCCGGGGCCGGTGACGGGGGTAAGCGCTGGCCAAGGGGTCGCCGCCAACGGGACCGTGGGGGCTGCATAGGGCTGGCGTCCCGGCGTGAATAAAGTGGCCCCGGACACGGTGTAACTGGGTGACAGAACTGATGTGGTCCGGGGCCTGATCGTGGTCTTACACGACGCCCTGATCCTTCACCCGCGGGCGCGGCAATGCAAGTGCAAATATGAGCCAGATAACCGACATCCACAATCCATGGCGCGATTCGTTCCAACCTGCGAACTTCGACGGCGCGCAATTCTTCTGCGAGATCGGCGCGTACGAATGCGGCCAGCGCATCGTGATTCATGAGTTTCCAAAAAAGGATGAATGCTATACGGAGTTGATGGGGCGGCGCTATTACGCTTTCACCGTTCGCGGGTACTGCATCCAGAGCAGCAAGGAGCCGGACTACCGGACGAAGCGCGACGCGCTGCGCGACAAGCTCGACGAAGGGCAGGCCGGGGATCTGACTCTCCCGTTCATGAAGCCGAAGCACGTCATCTGCCGGCAATATCGATTGACCGAAGATGAGCATCTCGGTGGCTACTGCGTGTTTGATATGACTTTCGCGGAAGCCTCAACGCCGCCGTTCAAGCCGACGCCGGCGCCAGATTATTTGTTGCTTCAGGCGGCCGATACGCTGCAAGCGCGCACGCTGAGCATCATGGCGGGAGGCGTGTAGATGTTTAGAGAGGACTCTCTAGAGGCGCAGCCAATCGTCGATGCTGCGCTGGTGGCGCTGCTCTCGTGGGCGCCGACGCGGGGGCGTGATGGTGCCAATCTGCGAGAGCAAGTGAACTCGGTGCGGGCGCAGGCTGTCACGCTTTTGCAAGCGGATGCGATCGGTGATGATCTTGCCGCGTGCTTCGATCTCGCTGTGACGACCGGGATCAATCTTCAACAGGTCGAGCGCGTGCGGCAGATCGCAGAGGCTACCGCCCCGACGACTCCTGGGGCGCAGATGATCAAGGACTCGCTTATACAGCTCGCGTTTTGCACTCAGGCGCGTCTCATTGTTGCCATGACGTTTGTCAGCCGCACGGACGTTGAGAACGTGCGCGCGATGATAAACGCCAGCTTCGCTCCGGCGGAAGAAGCGATGGCCGATCAGATGGACGCAATGACGTATAGGGCAGTGCTTTCTTTGCATGCCGCGATCTCATTCTTTCTGACCCAGACGGCGCGTCCGCTGCCGCAAATGCTCACCTATCGATTCTCCTATCCGAGATCTACACTGGCGATCGCGCAGCGACTTTACTCGGATGCCACGCGAGCAGACGAGATACTGAACGAAAATCAAATCGTTCATCCGCTCTTTGCTCCGATGATGGGAAGGGCCTTATCGGCTTAAAAAACATGCCAGCCAAGAGCAGCGAAAAAGTAACGCTGAGCGTTGACGGAGACAACTTCGAAGATTTTGAGACAGTGTGGGTGCAGCAGACTTCGGGCGATACGTTTCATCAGTTCAAGTTTACATGCGCCGAGCGCGTTGGCGGCAAACAATTCAAGCCGGGTGCCAAGTGCAAGGTGAACCTTGCCGGACAAGTTGCGATCGCTGATGGCATAATCCTGAGCCGCCAAGTCGCCTATGACGCTTATCGCCATGGGGTTATGATTTGGGGGGTCAGCAGACCATGGGCCGCCGTGCGTTCGTCGATTAACCATGGGACGAACAGTTTTGACGACAAGGACATCAAGGCAATAGCTGATGAAATTCTCAAGCCTACGGGAGTCAAATGCGAAACCTTAGGGAATATTGATCTCACCAAATGGCCGTACATGCATGCCATGCCTGGGGAATCGATCCATGCATTCATCGAGCGCCTTGCGCGTGATCGCAATGTAACTTTTACCTGCAACAAAGAGGGCAATCTGGTTCTCGTCTCTCAGGATTACGATGCTGGAAATCAGGGACAGCTAATCGAGGGGCAGAACATTCTCAAGATGCAGTGCGAGATGAGTAAGAAGAATGCATTCAGCAAATACATATTGGACAGTTCGACGCCAGCCGACAACAAGATGAACATGAAAGCCGCTGCGGAGCAAAGGAAGACGGCGGATGGCACGCTGGAGCAATACAGCGTTCGCAAGATCCCCATGGAGCAGCCGGTTCGGACGCCGGCGGAAGTGCAGAAGCGGGCCGATGCCGAAAAGGCGTTTGCGGAATCGCAGGAATTACAGGCAACAGTCACGGTGCAGGGGTGGCAACCGGGAGGAGCGCAAGGAGGCGGTGAGCTTTGGCAACCTAGGAAGAAGGTGAAAGTAACCTCACCAATGGCGGCGCTCGATGATCAACTGGCTATCCAACAAGTGACGTTCACGCAGGATAATCAAAGCGGATCGTTGACGACGCTCGTTTTGGTGCAGCCGTATAAGATCGGGCAAGCCAAGGGGCAACTTAGCGGCTCGCCCGGGGGCGTGGGTGGGGGCAAAGGCGGAACGACTCAAGAGGCCGGCGCTATCCCAGGCAATGTAGGGTAGGGAAAGACCAATGCAGCGCGCTACTCCTGTTGACAGCTCAATTCGCGGTTACAGTGCCGGTGGAGCGCGCGGCCTCGTGCATGAGGCCGACGATACGCAGTATATGCAGGAGCTTAAAGTAAACTATCTAAAGTATGAGACCAGGAAGAAGGTCGAGCATCCGCAGAACTATGGTTTCAGCTCCTACTGTCGCAAGGCCGAATACGGCAGCGACGATTCCGGTGATAAGCCGGACAGTGGGACTCCAGACAAGCCGATCAAGAACTCCGCCGAGCACTTCGGGCAGTTCATGGGAGGTAATCGCGCGTTCCCCGTGATCGAAGTGTTGGACGATCGCCGCTATCGGCTGTTCAACAATCAAGAGGGCGAGGTCTGGGTCTACGATGATCAGCAGCAGAAGGTCCAGATCAAGCGCAATCTGATACTGACCCGCAGTCAGTTCAAGATCGTGCACCGCATAATCAAGGATGAGCAGCAGGCCGACAAGACGAAGACTCGCGATCAGTCCAAGCAGGACATCGACGACGCGAAGCAAGATCAGCAGCAAGGTCAGCAGCAGCAATCCGGCGGCGGCGGCGGCCTCCAATCCAGCGACAACGGCGTCGAGCAGTCGGGAACGCAGGACAAGCCGTGGAAGCCGTTGTCAACCTATGCCGCCGACAAGGATTCAGTTGTTCTCGTGCGGCAGAAGGACAACGATGACGGTGATCTGCTCTCCAAGCTTTGGTTGACCGACGGCCAAGGTGACGCGACGCCGAAGGGGCAGAAGCAGAAGCCGAAGGGGCCGCTCCTAGAAGGAAAGTTCGATGAGAGCAAGCAGACGATCAACTTCACGGTCTATTATCCGCCGACCAGTGATCAGCAACAGCCCAGGTTGGTGTTCACGCAGGACGGCGAAGACGATTACTTGGAGATGCAGGCGCTCGATCAGCAAGGCAACCTGACATTGTGGTTCCGGATGGATCAAGGGGGGAAGATGATCACGCTGCAAACTCTGGATCAGGGCACGCCAAAGCAGACCGTGCAGTTGGACAACAATAAGCATCAAATTCATCAGTTCACTGACAACACCGATTTGCTTCTAAACGAAGATCAGCAACAAATAATCGTGTCGGCGAAGAAGAAAGTTCTGGTGGGGGACAACACCGCGAACACGCCAGCGGCTATGCGTGGATCAATCGACAGCAAGGGTCATCGCATCGTGGCGCACGTTTGTCCCAAAGTGTTGCTGCCGGAAGGTGCTGGCGGCGGTGGCAGCGGCGGCAACAGCGGTTCTCCACCAACAAGCTCTCCGCCTCCCAGCACAGGAACGGGCAGCGGAGGGTCTGGCGCGGGCGGCGTGATTGAGGCATGATCTTGTGGATTTTGTCATCGCGACTTTCGAAGGCGTCGTCTCGATCGACAATCAGCCTCTTGGCGTGGACACCACGAGCTTGCCGGCCAACGTCGCCGTCGTCGCCTATGATTGCAGCAGTGGTGCCGGCAACATCGAGTACAATGACCGCCTTCGCATCCTAGAGCCGCTGCTCGATCCTACGCCCTATCAGGTGGTGTTGAACAATTGGCTGAAAGTTGCGGCCGCATTGACCGCGATGCCGGTTACGCTGGTGCAGGCCAAGCACGTCAAGATCGGGATCGTCAACGGCATCTATAACGGCAAGCGGCAGTTGCCGGTCACGGCAATTGGCCACACCTGGGACGCGAGCGATACGGCCTACGCGGACATGCAGGCCGCGATCACGTCAGCCACTCCTGGCATGATCGATTCTCTCACCATTCAAGCAAACACGTCGATACACAGCGATACTCCAGTTCAATCAACTCCGGCGCAATCTCAAGGTGCCTATGCGTCTGCCGGTGGTTCCGCCACCTATGTCACCGGTGGCACTCAGTCCACCGGGATTCCATACACGGTCTCTCTTTACACTGCATCTTCGAGCTTTGTCACCGCCGTGGCCGGTGGACAGATTTCGCAGCAGCCTCAATATGTCATCAGCAATCCAACACAGATCATATCACCAAACCAGAACACGACCGCAAATTTCACTCCGCTGAATGAGACAACGGCACTGACTCTCACCGTTGGTCAGATAGGCCAGATCGTCGCGACCATTCAAGGACGCCGCTCTGCACTACAAACTGTTAAAGTGAACAAGACGAACTCGATCAATGCACTCACGACGGTAAACGCGGTGATCTCTTACGACGCAACAACAGGTTGGCCTTCATAGTTATTCCGTGGCGTCGACAACATCGAAAGGGGAATCGCCATTCCTGATATCAGGCTGATTCAGAACACGCTGTTTCCCGGTCAGGGCGTTGTCCAGATCGACTGGAACTTGCTTGCCAACGGCACGCTGGACGATACGCAAGCGCTGGCGACGGCGGTCGTCGTGGCTCTCGGCACCGATCGGCTGGCAAACCCGGGAGACGTCCTTCCCGATCCTGACGACACCAACCGGCGCGGATGGTGGGGCGACGCCGATGCTGAGGAGATATGGGATGGCTGGCCGATCGGAACGCGGCTGTGGCTCATGCGCCGCGAGAAGATCGTCGAGTCTGGCGCGCAGCAGGGCGCGACCACTGTTCGCATAGAGAACTACATCCGCGAGGCGATCCAGCCATTCTTGGATCTTCGCATCGGCTCCAGGATGGACGTCGTCGTGACGCGTGTCGATGTACAGCGCATCGACGCTCTCGTTCGCATCTACAGGGGTCCGATTTTGGAGATCGATCTTAGATATCAAATATTGTGGGACGGAATAATCGACCAAAGTGATTTTGCCGACATAGGCTCCCCGCAACACCAGCTCTGAAGAAAAAGCTTCGACCAGATATGGCAAAACACGACTGGGACAAAGCGCACCCTGAGAAACTGCTAGAAGCTCGACGACGATGGCGAGAGAAAAACCGCGAAAAACTCCGGAAAGAAAGTCTGGCTCGGTACTACGCAAATCGAGAATACTATTCAAACAATCTTCGTAAGTGGAGAGCGGAAAATCCCGAAAAATTGCGCGCACAAAGGCGTAGGCATGATGCAAAGCCACATCGTAAAAAGACCCAGCGCGGCGACTTCAAAGAGAGACGGCGCAGATACAACGAAAAGCACATTGATCGTATTCGCCTTGGAAGGATCGCGTTTGAACGGCGACGGAGATCTGATCCGATACAACGTGTTGTTGATTCAATCCGGCGTCGCATCCGTCATGTTATTAAAGGGGGGAAATCGAAGGGGCTTTTCATTCTGTTAGGATATTCTGGCGACGAGTTGCGCCAGCATATTGAGTCCCTTTTCCAGACGGGCATGACCTGGGAGAATTATGGGCTCTATGGCGAGCGGTGGCACCTCGATCACAAGCGACCTGTGTCATCGTTCAATCTGCCAGAGCAGTTACTAGAATGCTTCGCGCTGAAAAATATGCAACCGCTTTGGGCTAAAGATAACTTGTCCAAGCATTCAACATGGGAGGCGGCCTATTCCTTGGCAGACCCCGGATCTCAAAACAGTTCGATCGCTTGTTCGCGATAGCATTCAAGCGTACTTGCCCGGCGCCGATGCCATGGTGCCTAATTCGGTCTTGCGTGTCCTGTCGGACAATCAGGGTGCAGTCTGCCATCTCACCTTGCAGTATCTCGATTGGCTTGCGCTGCAACTCCTTCCGGACACTGCTGAGCAGGAATGGCTCGATCGTCACGGCGACATCTGGCTGGTCAACGCCGATGGTTCCACGGGAAGAAAGTCTTCCACATTTACGACTGGCACGGTGACCTTGACCGGCGTGGCTGGAACGTTGGTCCCGGTCAACACTCAGCTCACCTACCCCACCACTCTCTTCGGCTACGAGACGACGCAGCAGGTCTTTCTTGCGGAGTCCAACTCTGACACTCCGGTGACGGTTCGTGCCCTCGACCCTGGATCGCTCGGCAATCTTGAAGCTGGCACTTCGTTAGATGTTACCACCGCCATAGATGGACTCGACGGCACCGCCACGGTCGTCGCCCTGGAAACCGGAACGGACGAAGAGACCGACGATGATCTTCGCATCCGCGTGCTGGAGCGAATTCGTCAACCGCCGATGGGCGGCGCAAGCTATGACTATGTCGCGTGGGCGAAGGCCGTCGGCGGCGTGACGCGTGCCTGGGCGAACGTCGAGATGGGAATTGGCACCATCACGGTCCGGTTCATGTGCGACATTCTTCGCGCGTCCAACAACGGCTTTCCTCTGGATACCGATGTTCAGAGCGTGACGGACTACATCAACTTCAAGCGACCGGTCACGGTGAAAGACTTCTGGGTCTACTCTCCCATTCCACAATTCATCGACGTCAAGATAGCCAACCTGAATCCGAACGACGAGGCGACGCGAGCTGCGATTCAGCAGAGTTTGCTGGACATGCTTCTTTTACGCGCGGCTCCCGGTCAGACGATCTTCTCGGCTTGGAAGTACTACGCCATCATGCAGGTCGCCAACGTTATCTCATTCGATCTACAAGACGCGAGTGACGATTTCATGCCAAGCATCGGTCACATGGCCGTTCTCAGGAATGTGTTCTACGATGCAACCACAACAGTTATCTCCTGATAAGCATCTGCGTCGCAGCGGCGATGACTATGCTCAGCAATATCTCGAATTACTGCCGACTGGGCAGGCATGGCCGCGCGAGCCGGGCTCCGTTCTCGTCAATGCATGCTTTGGGCTCAATGAATACTGGGGCTTCGTTGACGGCCGCGCTGGCGATCTCCTTGAGATAGAGAGCGACCCGCGAACAACGACGGAGTTGCTGCCAGACTGGGAGCGCGCGTGGGGCTTGCCGGATCCGTGTTATCCCGGCGCGTCCACGCTCGACGAGCGCCGAAAAATGCTGGTCTTGCAGATGACTCTGCTTGGCGAGCAGTCGCGCGATTTCTTTATCAGGACGGCGGCTTGGGTCGGCCATGACATCAAGATCACCGAGCACGCGCCGTTCATGGTTGGCGTGTCAAGCGTCGGCGACACGCGCCAGCAAAATCTTCTGCACGGGGAAGACAACGTTCATTTCCGTTGGGAGATTGGGCCACCTGAGATTAGATACTACTGGACGGCCCACGCTGGTCAGGCGCGGCTCATATGGTTTCGATGCTCTGTCAGCCAATGCGGCGTCGATCCGCATCTGCGCATCGGCGTCGAGTCCGATCTCGAATGTTTGTTGAATCGATGGCGTCCAGCTCATACAGTGCTGGTGTACGATTATTCTAGCCTATTTTTTGGTGGCTCAATGGCAGGGACACCGTGAGCGTCGCCTTGCTTCGATCAATCGCGATCCAAAAACAGGTCGTCTCATTTCCAAGAAAGCACAGGTAATCCCATGAAATATCAGGCCCCTTGGGGAGTGAGTGATTCAAATGCGGGGTACGTGAACGGCAACCCGCAAACTGGGGTGCAGGGATCGATTCCGCCGGCTGCGAGCATAGAGTATCCGCAGCGCGAGATCGTCAACCTGATCAATTCCAGCAAGATCATTCCGGCAGACAACGACCTATTCCAGTTAGCCGAGGGGACCAGAAGTCAGGCGATGAACTTTGCCGCCGACACCGGGGCGGTCAACGCTCTCGTCGTTGCTTTTTCTCCTGCGATCACAGCTTATACGCTCGGGCTTCCGTTGCGCGTTCGCGTGCTTCATGACAATCTTGTTGATGTAACTCACACATCAATGACGCTCGATGCCGGGGCGGGTGCTGCTCCGATCCGCAAGATGGATGGATCGAGTCCTGGCAACGCAGAGATACGCGCCGGCTCGATCATCGAGGTGTGTTGGGACGGTACCGCGTGGCAGCTCGTCAACTTCGGCGGCGCGGGCGGCGGCGGGACCATAAACTACGTCAACGTCAACATTCCGTATGTGGTGGATGTTGGCACTGTCAACAACATCGTCGGCCCGTTCAGCCCTGCAATAACCGTGATGAACGCTGGCTTCGTTTGCCTCGTCAAGGTCGCCAACAGCGTCACCGACGTGACCACACTCACGGTCAATGCGCTTCCTCCGAAACCGGTCAAGGCACCGGATGGCAGCGATCTTCTTCCTGGTGATATTGTTCAAGGCGACGTGGTCGAGTTCAATTATGACGGCACGAATTTCTATGTCCGGCCCAATCCGTCAATAGGGGCTGATTGTACGTTCAACGTTCCATCTACGCGCTGGACTACAGTTGCATCGGTGATGACGGCGCTCACGCGCAAGGCAATCTCTCCCACTGCGCATGTGACGATTCAACTGGCGACGAACTCGTCGCCCTATCTGCCGTTCTCCATCTATCATCGTGATGCCGATCAGATCATCATCAAGGGGACGATGAAGGCTGCGGCCCCGCTTTACAGCGACTTCTTTGCAACTGGGGCGGCTTCGGATTCGGCCAACAACATCGCCATGTTGCGAACGCGCTATGGCACGGAGATCGCGGTGGTGCAGCCGCGTGACGTTGGCAATAGCCTTCCTGGCTACGCTACCGGCATCACCAATCTTGGTCCTGGCGCTCCGCAACTTCAGGACATCCTGATAACAGGCGACAACATATACCCTCCCGCTAACTCCCAATATCGCACAAATGGCGTCTTCGTAAACGCCACGTCGATCAGGATAAGCAACATTGCGTGCTGGGGGTTGATTGAAGCTTTTAGTTGCATCAACGGCGGTTACATTCGATGCATGACCATGTGTTCGTGTTCTAGCAGCCAGATCGTCGGTTGGGTTGCAAGTCAGGGTGGTCACATTCGCATTGAGCGGGGCATCATATCAATTGGTGCCACCTGGGGTACTGGCGTATCCTCCGGTGGCTCTTCATGCATCTACATCGTGCCGCCTGTATCCGGACAACCGCCATCAAACATCAACTTCAATGGTCTTGGCGTCGGCTCTGGTCAGGGTGCCTCTGCCGGGATTTATGGGGCCAACATTCTCGGCAACAACATTGTCGACGTTCAGGCCGGGGTCAACGGAATCCTTTACGTCAACGGCTGCAACTTCAACTATAGCTCGCCAGTGCTGAACACGGTTGGAAATTCCGGTGGGTTCATCAGCTATTCCGCAGGCTACTTCCCAGGGCCGGTGTAAGAGGGAGCATCACGAACATGCAAGTCTTCGTCAAGACGCTCGTGCAAAATGGCGACAGCCCGATCGTGGCTGTTTATGAGGAGAACGTGACGCTGCCGCCGGGTGCGCACGTTACTTCTCCGGATGGTACCGTTCCGGTCTACATGCGAGGGATCGATCAGCAATACATCAACTTTGGACCCCCGATGATGCTGATGCAGAATTGGCGGGATCAATTCAACGACGTAGTTGACAGCGAGGCGCTGCGACGCATCAACGTGGCATTTCCTGCCACGATGCAAGCCTCTGCCTCCCTGCTGCGACAGAACGACATCATCTCCTACGGCTCCGACGTGACGAATTGGCCTCCCGATCAGCAAAACAAGAACACCGAGATCCAGCGCGGCACCGATTACATCACGGCGGTGAACGCGGCGGCCGACACGGTCAAGACGAATGCACCTGTCAATCCCTGCGATGATCAATACTGGCCAGCTCCGATTACTCCGATCTCGCTCTGAGCCACATGAGCTATGACCAACATCCTCGCATTGCCGTTGACGCAGATGTCGATCCTCACCGGCAACAACGAGGATATGGTCGAGTCCATTCTGTTTCAGGTCGGCGGCACAGGATCGCCGACGATGGGCATTGCGCCAGAGCAGCTCGATCTTCGCGGGATCAACTTCACCATGTACGTGCGCAGGAGCGCGTCGGACAATGAGGTGCTGCTCACCGCCTCGACCAGCGATCAAACGCTATCGGTGGGAGCCTTCCCGAACTACGGCTTCCTGCTGTTCGCCATTCCTGTAGAGACCATGCAGCAGCGCTTGCCGGGGACATATGTCGCCGACGTCGTCGCAACCGCCGACGACATCACGCGTCGCTGCCTTGTGATTGAACTGAGCATCGTTGAAGGCATCACGAGATAAACGAGATGATCACCTCGATCACGCCATCGCTGGAACCGAGCGCGATAGTCGTCGCGGCGCCATACGCGCCGAGCGGTCAAATCATATCCGGGACGAGCGAGACAGCAATCACCATCCCGACGGCGCCGCCGTTTGGGAACTACGTCTGGACGATCGTCGAGACAAATATCGGCTTTCGCATTGGCATGCGCGTGCGCGCGGCCGCAGTCGATGCGACCGCCGGGACCACCACGTGGATGGAAGGCGTCATCATCGCGTGGGACGAAACTAATGTAACCCTAGCGGTCGATCTGGTCAGCGGCTTCGGCCTGCACAACGCCTGGAACGTCAACGTAACGGGGCAGCCCGGTCTGGCCGGTCAGCCAGGAATTCAGGGGCCTCCCGGAATTCAGGGGCCGGCTTGGGGAACCGGCGTCCCCATCGACTCTCCGATCTTTACCGGAGTGCCGACCTCGCTGTTCACGCCCGGTCAGGGCACGACGCACGCGGCCGACAGCACGCTCGCCACCACGCTGTTCGCCACGACCGCCGTCAACGCTGCAAAGATCGACACGGTCCTTACCGGAAATCCGACCTCGCCGACGCAACCAGCGACCGACAATAGCACCCACATTAGCACGACTGCCTTCGTGACAACGGCTGTCAACGGCGCAAAAATCGACACGGCTCTGACCGGAAATCCAACCGCACCAACGCCGCCGGTCGGCGACAACGACACGAGCATAGCGACCACGGCGTTCGTGACGGCATCGTTCGCGCCGCTCAACAATCCAATCTTTATCGGCGATCCGCGCGCGCCGACACCGGCGACGGCCGACAGCGATACCTCGATCGCCACGACGGCCTTCGTCAAGGCGGTGACGATATCGCTGGCGCCGCTGATCTCACCGGCATTCACTGGATCGCCGACCTCCGTCACGCCTGTTGCCGGCAGCAATGACGCGTCGCTTGCCACCACGGCATTCGTCTTCAACGCGCTGCTGCCGATGGCGACGCTGATCTCTCCGCACTTCACCGGCGCTCCGCAGGCGCCGACACCGGCCGTCACCAGCTTTGACTCATCGATCGCCACCACGGCGTTCGTGAAGACAGTCACGGCGCAACTCGCGCCACTGACCTCTCCGACTTTCACCGGCACGCCGCAAGCCCCGACGCAGCCGCCGGCAACGTATGATTCGAGTTTGGCGACAACGGCCTTCGTGCAAACAAAGATCAGCGGCGTGCAACCGCTCAACAGTGATCTAACGGCTCTCTCCAATCTCACCGGTTCTGGCGTCTTCTACTACCGATCTGGTCCTGGCGTCTGGGCTCCGGTGGAGATGGGCGCCAACATGACGTTCGATTCCGGCACATTGTCTTCAGCGGGCGGCACCGGCGGTGGCACCGGAGGCATCGAGGAAGCTCCGGTCACCGGCACCTACTTCGCTCGCCGCAACGCGACCTGGGCGGCCTCGCCGATACAGTCAGACGCCCCAAGCGATAGCACGCCGTACATTCGCCAGAACGCGAACTGGATCGGTCTCAGCGGCTCGCTGGCTGCATATGCACCGATCAACGCGCCTACGTTCACCGGCGATGCCAAGGCAGTCACGCCGGCACCCGGTGACAACGACACCTCGATCGCCACGACGGCGTTCGTCGTGAATGCGCTACTCCCCTACGCGCCATTGGCTGGGCCAGCGTTGACCGGTGTTCCAACAGCACCGACGCCGGCAGCCGCGAGCAACGATAGCACGCTCGCCACCACTGCCTTCGTGAAGACCGCGATCTCGCCACTAGCGCCACTCGCCAATCCGACCTTCACCGGTGACCCAAAAGCGCCGACACCCACCGCGGGCGACAACGATACGAGCATCGCGACCACGGCGTTCGTCACCACGGCGATCGCGGGCAAGGCTGACACCAGCGCGGTGGCAGCGACCTACGCTCCGCTAAACGCGCCGACGTTCACTGGCGACGCTCGCGCCGTCACGCCGTCGGTCGGCGACAATGATACCAGCATCGCCACGACCGCGTTTGTCGCATCGTCGTTCGCTCCGCTCAACAATCCAGTATTGACCGGCGTTCCAAAGGCGCCGACGGCCGCGGCGGCCACCAACGACACCACGATCGCCTCGACCGCGTTCGTGCAGACCGCGATGTCATCTGCCGGCGGAGCCACCATTCCGCACGTGCAGATATTCACGGCATCCGGCACCTACGTGCCGACGGCGAACTTGCTGTTCGCGATCATCGAGGTCGTGGCCAGTGGCGGCGGCGGCGGCGGCACGCAGGGTGTAGGCGGTTTTATTTATTGCGGCGGCGGCGGCGGGTCTGGCGGCTACTCGCGCGCCTATCGCACCGCAGCCGCGATAGGCGCCTCTGTGGCGATCGGCATCGGCGCTCCGGGAGCGGGAGGCACAGGTAACACCAATGGAGGAGATGGCAACGACTGCTCCTTCGGCGCGATCTGCATCGCCAAGGGCGGCAAGGGTGGCGCAACTTATCCAGGCGGAGGCTCGTTCCTTCCTGGCGCTGGTGGCGTTCCTGGCACCGGAGACATCGTCGCTTCCGGCAACTCCGGTGAGTGCGGTGGTTGGTTCAACAATAGCAGCAGCTCTGCCTCCAGTTACACAGGACGTGGTGGACCCAGCGCTCTCGGCGGCTCGTCTGTGATCGTTTTGAATGCGACAGGCGCCGCAGGAGCCAACTATGGCGCTGGCGGAAATGGCGCAGTTTCAACGAGCGCAGCTCAAGGCGGCGGCAACGGCGCCCCCGGCATCGTCATCGTCACGGAGTTCGTCAGCGTCAACGCGCTGGCTCCAGGCGCCCCTGTCACGCCGCCAGCCGCAGTGACCGGCGGAATTCTGAGCTGGGTCAGCCCCACCGCGTTGAATTTCTTGCCGTACAAGGGCAACCAGATCGTCATCAATGGCGCGATCTATGCCATTCCGCCGACCACCGGCATCGCGGGGCTCACCAACACCGGAGTGTGGATCGATACCGTATCGGGCCAGAACCTCCTTCCAGATACCACGTATTACGTCTATGCCTTCAACAACGGCGGCGTGGTCACGGCGGCTTTCTCCACCACCGGTCACGTCACGTCTACCACGACCGGCAACATCGGAACCGAGATCAAAAGCGGTGACGACAGCCGGAGTCTGATCGGGATAATTCGCACCACCTCCGCCACTCCAGGCCCCGGTGGGCAGTTCGTTGATACCGAGCAGCAGCGCTATGTCCGCTCGTGGTTCAACCGTAGGCGATCGACGCTCAACAACTGGTTCACGCAGACGCGTTCCACGACCTCGAACACGTACGCCGAACTCAACAATGAGATCAGGATTAACTGGGTGTCGTTCGCCGATGATACTATCTCGTTCTCGTTCAGTGGCTCCTGCTCTTCTACAACCGCCACCAATCTCTTTACGTCAATGGGGATCGATTCTGCAACGGTGTGCCAAGATGTTTATTCGGTTATGCAAAATTATGCCGACGGCCATTCCCAGAATGCTGCATTCACTCACAATGTGTTGGGACTGGCCGAGGGATGGCATTGGGCCACGATATTGGGCTCGATTGCCGCTGGCTCTCTCCTCTATAATCCAGTCATTACCAACACTCCAGGCGCCAGACCCACGTTCAAGGCGGTGATCGGATGACCGATGTATTAGGACCAACCTTCGGCGACGAGGTGATAGCGGTCGGGCTCGGCGGCTTGCCGTTTTCGTGGGGGCCGGACGGCGACATTCAGGGCCGGGAGCGTCTCACGCCCGAGCAGAACGCCACGCTCGACGCGGTCGTCGCCGCGCACGATCCGACCAAGACGGCGGTGCCGCCGCAGATCAGCGATCGCCAGTTCTATCAGGCGCTGGCCACGCCACAGCCTGAGACCGCGTCGCACGACAAGCCGGGTGGATTGAAGCCGAAGCCTCCCAAGATCACGCAAGACGAGGCCTTGAAGGCAGTCAAGACCGGAGAGCTGCCGTCGGATATAGTCGCTGCGATCAAGGCATTGCCACCGGAGGAGCAATTCGGCGCCGAGATGATGATGGCTGGCGCTGGCGGGTTCGAGCGCAGTCATCCTTCGACCAACACGCTGATGGCGTCGCTCGGCTACACGCCAGAGGAAGTAGACGATCTCTGGCGACACGCGGCCACGCTATGAGCTGCAAGCACTGCGCGGAAATACGAGCTGCGATGCTCCGTCTCGGAGATGAGTTTGCCGCCCGCTTGCGGCAAGCCAAATACGGGAAGATCAGACAATCACTGTATCTGGACAGCCTACGCGCGGACCGGCCGGCGTCGGCGCCAAGATCTCCTCGCGCTCGCCCACATACTCGCCCAGTCCATAGTAGGTGACCGACATTTCCGTATATCCGGCCGCTTCTTCGGCTATTCGTTCTGCCCAATCGCGCCCGCTGCCGAAGGCCACAAACCAGACCGGCAGCTCGGGCTTGCCTGCCTCAACCCGAATTCGATCCATCAAATCAGGCGTCCCGCAATTGCGCTCGACGATGACGCCGCACACCGCGGGATGACGCAGGTAGGTCGCCGGCTCCGAGCACAGCGCGGCGTTTTTCGCGAGCGTCATCCGAATGCCGGACGCGAACATGCGATCGATCGCATCGACAACGTCGCTTGTGACATACGCATCCGGGTTGTCGAGTTCGATGATCCGAAAACCCTGCGCCCGCCGGCGCGCGAACTGCTCATCGAGATTGCGGTTCCAACCTTGCCCTTCCGGATCGATCTGGCCCTCGTTGTACTCATCTGCGACGTCGGACGTGTGGAGATAAGGCGCATATTTGGCGCGCTCGGCTTCGCTTTGGTCGGCGTATTTCTCGTTGAACAGGTTGCAGTAGCCGGCGCTCCTGCCATTCTCGCACGGTGCGGTCGCATCATAGCCAACGACCGTCAGCTCGCCATCGGCGCCAAAACCGGGCCAGTTGCGCCCGATGAAATAAGCGAGAGACAGACCTGCGAGCGGGTTGTTCATGGAAAGAGCGCCTCCACCGAAGGATAAAACTACCATGAACCCAGGTGCGCTTGAAGAAGGAGCAAGGGCTGCGGGTACCTTCATGACCATCATGAAGGAGCAACC